CTTGGCTAAACTCAGCAAGCATATCGCTAACTACGTTACCTTCCAAACCATCAATATCATCCAAAGCCGCAGTACGGATTGGGAATTGACAGTTTAAGTCTTGCAAGGTTAATTGCCAAATGTTGGTGTTTTCAGTAGTAGCCGCACCGTTGTTTTGGATTGCATAGCCCCATGCCGCACCAGCATTACCTACTTTGGCACGGAATTGATAGGTTGAGCCATCAGTAGCAACTGAACGAGCAACGCCACGCATTGGATTTAGCAAACGCAATGGAACAAATACAGGGTCATAGGCGGTACGACCACCAACGCCTGCGCCTGAGCCAGTCAATGCAGATGCTTCTTTTAGGTAAGCATCATATTGGCTTTCATCAGCCCACATTTTTAATTCTTTTTGAATCTTAGCTTCGCCGCTTACAAACGCCTTCAACTGCTCTTTAACAGAACGGTTTACTTCTTGGCTAATAGTTTTGTAAGTTTTAATGGCTGGAGTAGCACCTAATTGGCTAATTTTTGCCTCAAGACTTGCTACTTTTTCTTCAAAAGAAGCAACTTTTTCATCAACTAGCTTGGTGGTTTCAACTTTGCCTTCTTCAATCTTGGCAACTGTATTTGCTTCGATTTCGTCTAGCTTTGCAATAATTTGCTCTGACATGATATTTCCTTTATTTAATGCGTTTAGATAATGCTTTCAACAATTCTCTTTCCTCAAGGGCTTTTAGAATTGCATCGGCTTCTTTTACCACCGCCACAGGCTCACCCTGAGTTGGTGCTTCTTTAATGGTTTCCTTAACAACATCACGCTGTTCAAGAATTTTCTTAAAGATGGAAGTAGCGGTGGTCGCATACTTCTTGGAAAGTCCTGCATCTCGCAAGGCTTCCTCAACTGTACGAGGATTAATGTGACCCTCGGAATCAAAACATTCTAATTTCATTACTTCTGCGGCTGGATTATTAGGATGCATTACTACGCTAATCTCACGCAAGCCACCTTTAGTAATTTGGAAATAGGCTTCACTATCATCTGCGCCTGACATTAACGGATTTCCTTCCTCATCTACCATACAGGCTTCATCAGCGTATGCGCCAACGGAAACGCCGCCAAATAATTTCGGAGACTCTTTTAATACTTTGTACATATCGGAGCCGCCAGTTGTTTCCATAAACAACCTACCTTTAGCTGTCATACCTTCATCATCAAAGGAAATTTCATCCCATTGACCAACAGGCATACCCATATCGTTATGGTTAAGGAACATTGGCAAAGGCTTTTCGGTTTTGGCAAATTCATCTGCCCAATCCATAAATCCTTCAGGCTGGTAATTAAAACGTCTTCCGTCTGCGCCTTCTCTTGCGCCCCAAGTGGTTGCTCTAGCTTCTATTAGTCCCGATGGGTTTATTGCTTCGTCTGCGCTTTTGCCCAGTTGTACTTGTGCTTCGCACACTAGAATTAGATTCTTCATTTATTGCCCCAAGTTTAATGGATTGGTCATTGTCTTGTATTGTATGGGCTTTTTCTACTTTTGTAGAAAGTTTATCATTATTACAGCGGATTTGTGAAGTTAATTTATTAAAAATATCTTTTAATGACATCATTAAGTAGCTCCTATATTCATTTTTCTTGTTTGATTACCGCCGCCGCCACCAGTATCTTGCGGACTGCTACCTGATATTGGCTCCGCTGGTTCTGATTTTGGCACTAAATCATCATAGCCGTCAATTTTTGGCATATTTAAATATACTCTAGCTTCATTAGGAGTCATAATTCCATTACTTACTCCAGCCGTTACTAAATTCATTTGGTCTAAGGCCGCACCTTTGAGAAATTCCTTGGTGTCAAACCGTACACATAAATTAGGATAACCTTTTAATAAATGCTGATTTAATTTTTGCTCGATGCTAATAACCATTGGATACATGGTTGTTTTATGGAATTCATCTAGCATAGTTTGAGTATTATTAAATTTACCCTCTCCTACGCTTACCATTTGTGGCGGAACACCAAATAAACCACAAATCCTTTTCATGGTTTGCTCTTTTAATTTGGCGGCATCCGCATCTTGTAAAGTAAGCATATCTACGGTTTCAAAGGTCATTCCTTGGTCCAATAGCATTCCTTGACCGGGCTTTGACAAATCCGTACTTCGTGAGCCTGTCATACTTGACCAAGCCTCTTTTAATCTTGAAGCAATTTCCTTATATTTTGCGTCAGGAATTACTTGGTCGGTTCTAAACAAACCACTGGGTTTTGCACCGTTTTGCATAACATAATTGGCGTATAAATCGATGTCTTGGTCTAATGCGACCAATTCTGTAGCCAAAATGCCCTTATTAAAGCCTGCCGAACCTTGCCAAGCGGCTTCCTTAATGTGCATTACTTGATGTGCCGACAATAGCTCATCTTTGTTAAAGCCGTAGCTTGGAGTAGATAGGCGGTAAGAAGGATAACGAGTAGGCGTAAGTTGTACGGTAATTAACGTAGCATCTAAGTTATACATTTCCAAAGGTGTAGCAAGCGAATCGGACTGGTCTTTACGCCACCACAAAGTAAAGGTCTCGCCAGCTAGGTCTTGCCACATACACCATTGATACCAAAATTCGTATTGGCTTTCAAAGTTGTTAGGATTAGTAAGTAAATGCAATACTTGCTTGGCTTTTGCTTTATCTCGGTTACTTACCAATTTGGATTCAATAGCATCAACAAATTCACCGTTTTCGCCTTTACTCATAATGCGGACAGGTAGTTGCGCCAATGTTCTAGCTTTTACACCTACGCAGGACATAACCGTACTATTACGAGAAAGAACGGACATATCTACGGCTCTACCAGCCGAGGTTACGCTAGATGTAGTTACATAAAGTAACTGCATTCCTACCGTTTGTTTGCCGCCCTGCCCTTGATAAATTACATTATTACCAAGTTGGGTTTGCCCAAACATGGTATTGGACTCTTGTTGTAATGTTTTCTTGCTTTTGAAAATGTCCAATAAAGCCATGTTTTTCTCCTATAACTTTATGTATTCTACCTAAAAACTTCTAAATCCGAAACTATTTGATATAAGCGGATTATCTAACGAACAATGCATTGCAATAATTAAAGAAATGATACCATCAACTTTTGCGGCTTTATCGGCTTCATTCTTTCTAATTTTGATATTACCATTTACATCTTCATAACATTCACAGTTTCCTAATTGCCAACCTAAAAATGCATTTCCGTCATGTTTAATTGCTTTTTGTAATATTAGCTTTTCTACATATTTACTTGGATTATTCAATACTGCCATTCCTTGACCTACCTTTTTAACTGGTAAACCTTCCTCATTTAGCCTTGCCACCAAACTTGCCGCATTATAAGCATCGTAGCCAATTTCTTTTACGTTGTATTTACTGGCTTGGTTGATAATGTAATTGCTAACCTCTCTATCATCCATTACATTACCTTGCGTTAATTTTAGGATTTTAGAATTTATTGCGGTGCGGAAAATGTCTGCGTAATGCTTTGGAATGTGGTTAAACCCCTCCTCGGGCAAAAAGAATTGAAATTCCGCTTCATAATCATCCTCCCCGTACCGTTTTAATGTGCATACCGCATTTAAATCTCGGGTGGCGGCAAGGTCAAAGCCAATAAATACCGCTTCGGGCTGTTCTTGTCGTGGTTTTTCAATGGAATCATCCCAATACTGTCTATCAATCCATGCCGAATTGGCACTAACAAATATGTTAAGTGTTTTACATAAAAACTCATTTAATGCGGCTGGTTTAAATTTTGCTTCCTCACACCTAGAATGAATGGCTTCCTCAAATACGGATATACCATGCATAGGATTAGCTTTAGCCCAAACTGTAGGTTCTCGCCAGTCATCTTGTGGGTCAAGTCCATATAAAAGACCAAACCATTTTGGATTGTCCGTGGCTTCTCCATAAAGCATGGATTGGTATAGGCTCATATCCTCGTAAAACTTTGTTTCTTTGGTAAAGGATGCGGTTGTAATATATATACGCAAAGGATTTAGACGTGCCACCATGCCTGAATGTAATACTTCTATGGAGTTCCTGTCGGTAATTTGGGCGGCTTCATCAATAATTACGCATGATGGATTTTTGCCGTCTCCAGTTTTTTTGGTGTCCCTAGAAAGGGCTTTAAACATGGTTTGGGTATCGCCAGCCTTTTTAATCTCAAATTTGCTAACATAAAATAATGATTCCAATTCCGCTGGCATATTCTCAATAAAACCTTTGGCGGCATCAAACACAATAGTGGCTTGTTCTCTATTGGTTGCCAAGGTAAATACTTCTGCGCCTTTTTCGCCGCACGCAAGTTCATATAATGCTATTACAGCAGTTAATGTGGATTTACCTGCCTTCCGTGGAATAAAAAGTATTACATCGGAGACCATGCGTTTATTACGGTCTTTTTTTGACCTAAAGCCATAAATTGCGCATATTAAAAATATTTGAAAAGGTTCTAATTTAATTGGTTTTCCAGCATCAGGTCCTTTTGTATGTTTTAGCGTGGCGGCAAAATTAAGAAGATGCTGTGGGAATCTTTCGTCAAATTCCCATTCCCATTCTTTATTTTCAAATTGGTTTATAAAACGCTGACAGGTTAGCCTTACATCCCTGCAAACATTTATGTCGCCTTTTGCAACCGCAATAGCATATAAAACACCATCTTCCCAAATCATTGAGCCAATGGTCCTTTCAAGAATCTTGCAACTGCGGAATCTTCCTCAGGTTTATTTAGACTTAATCTGCCTCTAGGGGTTAGCCCTAATTCATTCATTAACTGAATAATGTTTTTAAGAGCCTTACCCCTCTCAATAAGATAAGGACTGGAGCCATGATTAGCACCGTTGTTAAAACGCCACACCACACCGCCTTTGTCAATAGCCTTACAGCAAGTGATGTAGGTATCAATTTCATTGGCAAGCATAGCAAGGGAATGTTTGTCTTGGTTATTTCCGATGCCGTAAACCTCATACAAGAATTCTGCCGTTTCGTTGATGAAGTTTTGTTTGTTCCACGCATCATAATTGTCCAGCCATTCGGCTTGCGGAATCCGTTTGCGAATTGTTTGCGGCAATGCAACAGGTGTTGTTGTCCTTGGTTTTGTTCCATCTATTAGATGCAATTCAGGCGGTTTTTTGTTCATTTGACAAATATTACATCTTGACCCCCCACAAGTCAAATTACAACGCACATCTTTCTG